AACACGGGGGTTTACTCTTTCAGGTTTGATGGCAAGCCACAAATGCTTACCAAAGTTAGAACCTTTGTGCTCGATAAGCTGCCAGCCGCCTGGAATACCTTGCTCAAGAATCCATTCTTTAACGTCGTTGCGGGTTTTTACTCCCTCTGGAAATTGATGGGTCATAGTGTCTCTCTTTTTAACTGGTAGGTTCTTTTTCTTGGGGTTTTACCTGTGCCATAGCCGGAATTTTCGGTGCAGGTGCAGTTGGTACAGCAAAGTTTAGCATCTCTGTACTGATTACTCCAAGGTTCCAAAGTTTCCGGGCTACATCAGGGTTCTTTTTGAGGTAAGTAAGTTCAGGTGCGCTACTCGCGTAATCAGATGGTTTCAGAGGTCTCCTTGAAAGCACCATTGCTCTGTGAGTAATGTCTTGCTCAGTGTCGTCTCCAAAGATTTGTTTAGCCCCTCTCGCAAAGTTGACACCACCCGCTACGATACCGGATGAAATAGCACCCGCGACTTTTCTCGGTGCAGTCAACACAGTTCCGAGTGCCGACGTTTCATCTGATGTAGGAAACTCTTTACCGGTTTTCTCTTCATACAGATACTTACCGCCTTCAATGGCTGCATCTAATGGACTTGTAATACTGATAGATTTCTTGGCTTCGTTTTTAGCCAAGGTCTTTTTACCCTCTTGGAATCGCTCGAAGTCAGTTGCGTCATCGACTGCTTGGGGTGTCGACTTGCGTAGGTCCGTCATCTTTTCTTCGATTGTTGCCATCGTCTACGCCTTTGCTCTATCTTTGAAGTAACTATCAGGGAGCCTCTTGCCTTCGGCGTAAGCTTTAGCACCACGTTTGATTAGCGCCGCCGTTCTTTTTCGACTCTTTGTATTTTTTGCGTTCGGTTTTGGGTCAGTGTATTTTTTCGGCACACCCTCAAGGTACTCTTGTTGTCGTTTAGGCATGCTTACCTCAAGTCCTTGTCGTGTTTCTTGGAGCCTCTAAGAAAGCTGTTTACTCGGCCCATAGCCCAAGCAGCCATAGGAACTCCCTTACGAGAGCCAGACGATAGGTAGGCACCTTGACCACGTCTATACACAGCCTTGAGTGTTCGTAACGACTTACCAGATTTGTCTGCTTTCTTGCGTAGTGTTTCTACTGTTTTCTTGCTCAGTTTTTTAGCCATTACCACTTCACCTTGTCAGCCCAATAAGCCGCACTCATTTTACCTTTTGCGATGTTCTTTCGATGACGAGACTTAAAACTCTTCCGTTTCTTTTTCATTCTATCAGACTCACCCTTTTTAGCCTTGCCTGCAGTACTGGCTCCCTGCTCACCAAAACGAATCAGTTTGATTTTATCGTTCTCTTGAGCCAACACGATATGACTTTTCTTAGGGTGTTTAGGTGTTCGTTTAGGTTTGTTGACCCCTTCGAGCCTGTGCTTCTTTATGAGCAAAGCTTTTCTGAGACGATCTCTTTTGGAAAGTGCCATACGTACTAACCTTCTCTAATCGGAGAACCGCCACCAGCAGCAAGTGCCTCTTCAGGAGATTCACCGCTTGCTTCGATTAACGTTTGAACTTGTTCAGGATCAAGTTGAGCCAACGTCTGGCCCAACGCAGCCCTTTCTTGTTGTTCGATTGCGGGACCACCTGCAGCAGCGCCACCAAGTTGCTGAGCCATTTGAGATTGCATTGCGGCTTGTTGCATGGCCGCTACGTCTTCTTGAGGCATCAAGATACGGTTTGGTAGGCTCAACCCATGCAGTACCTCTTCAGTGAGTCTGCGAGTATCTACATCGGGATTCTGCGCAAGGAACGGTAGCATCTGCATCAGAGTCTCTGCCAGCACGCTTGGGTTCTGCCTGATGGGGTTGTAGCTTACCATCTTGAATCCGCACTCTAAGTCTTGAATCGTTTTCAAGTTTACTTGAGACCACTTACGATCCCCTGCAATACGTACCAGCTTCTCTTTTTTCATGTACTTTTGGCAGAGGTAAAAAGCTTTTGCAGCCACGTCTTCAAGTGCGTCGTTAACGTGACCTTCTCGGGTGGCGAGCCTCGTTCGCATTTGGGCGTCAATGATTGCCATTTCGGTCGCGGTCCTGGCCCCAGTAACCTGTCCTCGGGCGGCTTCAGCAAGTGCAGAAATAAAAGCAGCATCGTCCTCTTCTCTGGCGATGAACTCTTTAACACCAGTGGGCGTTTCTGGAATGGGCATTTCGTAAAACAAACTACCGAGTGATCGCAGTGCTTCACTGTTTTGAGGACTGACCCCAACAAAAGAACCGACAGAAGCTTCTACAGCTTTGTTCAAGTCCTCTTCAGTGAGCCTACCTGAATCGTACATGATGCGCGGAATCATTAAGTAGACGATTTGTTTCATGTGAGTAAGCAAGTCGTTTACGGTTTCTTGTTGGTCGAGAACCAACTGAACCTCGCTAAGACCTAAGCAGTCAACACCTGAGTGGTTGAGACTAAACATGCTGTAAGGGACGTAGTCAATCTTGTCTTCAAACAATACAGCGTCAGCTTGTTGGTTGTAGTGCTGCACAATACCGCGTTCGCGATCGTAGTACTCCCAAATCGTTACCCACTGAAAGGCGTCTCGTACACTAGATGCCTGATTCTGTTTTAGGCTTCCCGTCAACCACTTCGGGTATCGGTCAGGTGTGACTTTCTTTATCTGATCACCTGTGTATCTACCTTGCTTTACACGAGCCTTAAACTCACTGTAGGGCAAGATGGTTGCTTCGAGCCAATACTTAATGTCTTCAGGATCTCGAACAGTCATGTCGAAAAACAAAGCGGACGGCTCAACTACACGAGTAACTGGTCTATCTTCAGCCGCGTTCCATCCAGTTTTAAAAATACCCCTCTTACACAAAACAGCATCAATGAGCGCTGTGGCGGCTCTACGACGCATCCTGTTTTGCTCAAAGATGTACTCAAGTAGTCCTGTTACTGACGGTGAAGCTTCCTCAGATAGAGGTGTTCGAGGTACAGCAGCAACTTGCGGGTTAGGTCCCAACAACGCAGAGATAGCTGTGTCTGCGATAGCGTAGATAAGGTTTTTACTGCACAGGTAGCCTTCAGTGGCTTTACCCATATCGTTATCAGCAAACTGAAAGAAATCGCCCCGATAGTATCGACGTGCTTTTTCAAACTGCTTTCGTTCATTCTTGTCGTAAAACGCACGATGCCTCTTAATTAAGGCGCTTAGTTTGGGTGCCATTCTTACCTCTACACAGTGTCAATCAGACTTACTAACTCTATTCCTTACCGGTCCCTGTAACCAAGGGAGTACTAAAGTCGGGCTTAGTGGTTTCTTTTAGCTTTTCGCGATCTTTCTTTTCTTTGTCTTTATCGACTGCTGTGGGTGGTGATTTCTTATCGCCCTCTTTTTTCTTGGCTTCGGCTTTTTGCTCTTCAGTCATGCCGCCTTCTGCGAACGCTTTTGCCTGAGCGTCTTGCGCTTTTTTCTTTTCTTCGTCGATAATCTCTTGTGCAGTTTTAGCCATGTTAGTTCCGATTTAGTGGTAATGGATTGAAAGGGCTTTTTGCTTTTCGGCGCTGACGCGATTTAAAGCTGTCAAGGTCTCCGATCGTCAACTGACCAGGAGTTCGTGTTGACTGTATCGTGGTTCCCGCTTTAACGAAACGTCTACGCGAAAGAATATCGGCTGCAATAACTGCTGTCCGTGCTCGGTCAAAGTGGTGAGTTGCTCCATCTAAGCCCTTTACTCGTTTCTTTCGTGTGCCATCATAGTTGAGAAGTTGGTGCAAAAGTCCTCGGCTACGCAAAATAATATCTTCCTGCCTAAGCATCTGAACCAATAGTGCCTCTGCCTCTTGCAGCCGTTTGTTTGTTGCGTACCAACCGGGGTGGTTGCGGTTTGTCCACAGTAAGTTTGGATTGTTGTTCTCTTTGAGAATTGCAATACAAGCGGTAGCATTAGACTCAACAGCTAAAAGTGCATTGTTGTACCGTCTTTGAGCCATCCTTAGCCGCTTAGCAAATCTGTCAGGTGCTTCTCGGCCCTCCCAAAAAGCGACCTCTTTACGATCAGTAGCATGCCAGATAGTCAATGCAGAAAGGTCACCTGTACTACCAAACCCTGCAGGGTCGGCTGTGATTACATACTGTGCATCTTTTTGCGGTGCATCTAACTCGTGTACAGAATGCATACCGATAGCGGGTTCAGGTCCCGCTGCAGCCAATGCAGGTTTCAATAAGTCAGCGGGCATTACAGGGTTCGTGGACCCCAACCAACCATCGTACGGATCAGATGGATACTTAGAAGAGAACAGACGTGCGTCACCAACAAACTCAGTACCAAGAGCGCGTTGACGAAAAGCAAGGCTTTCTCGATTCATCCCACTATGCCGCATTTGATACTCGATTTCGTCAGGTTTGAAATCGTTTGGGTGGTTTTGTATCCGACAACTGTTGTCATGCCACCACTCAAGAAACACAGGAGTGAACCGACTTCTACCCTCTAAAGCAGATTGCCACATTTGTTCGTGATGAGACCCTGCTCTACCGGGTGTCGACTCCAATATTACTTTAGCGTTGGGCCGTTTATTCACAGTGGGAAAGATGTTGATCGCAGCTTTCTTTTGCCACTGAGCCTCACCAAACTCTGTGATGACAAGGCGATCGATAGACCTACCGATAGCAGGCGACCTACCACCTGCGGTCAACACTTTGATACCGCCACCATGGATAAACTGCATTTGGGTGGCACCCGCCTTTCGCCCTGGTGCTAATGGCATCCTTACGTCTTCAGGCAACCTATTGTAAGCAAATAATATACGCTCAAAGATATCTTCTGCGGTGTCTTGCCTTTCTGCGATAAGCAATCCCTTTACACCCTCAAGATACATACAATCTCTGAGTAGCAGCATTACAGATACAGTCGTAATCTTTGCCTGACGAAACTTATTAACCATAATCCATTGGTTGTTTTCGTACGCATCCAACACTTTTTTCTGTGTTGAAGTAGGCTCCATATACCCAATTGTTTCGTTTTCTCGAACGATTTGGCACATCGAAACAAAAGCAGAAGGTGTAGAGAATAATGCTCTTACTTTTCCGGCGTGAATACCCTCTACGTCAGCGTATTTTGCACCTGATTGTCTCTTCGTTGATTTTAAAGCAGCGTTTGCCATTGACAAATCTTATCACGATTTAGTGTGTACAGTGTATTTAGGGACTCACTTGCACGGTTAGACTTTGTATTGTATACAATAATCACGCACCCATGCGTGTGCCGGGTAGCCGAAAGGTCCGGTGTTGTCACTATTGGATAGGCGAAACCAGATAACAAAGTTTTTTATTCGGGTTTTTACCCATTTAGTTAAAGGTCTAAAATGTCCATTAGTACAGAACTATTGAACACTACGTTTGCGGATCTCCGTGGACCTCTAGTGAACTCGTTTGTTCGTAGCAATGAACTGTTCGAAGCCCTGACAACAAAAGCACGCATGCCAATGGAAGGCGGTACTCAGATTGAGCGCTCTTTCGCTGGTGGTGCACCTGCTCGCGGTGTCGGTGTCTACGTCGGTGATGAGTTACTGAACATGACTCGTCGTCAACAAATCAATCGCTTCCAAGTGGAGCCTCATCGTATTGTTGTCGCGGTTAACATTCCTAAGCGTGAGTTGAACCAGAACAGCGGTAAGCTGGCTGTCATTCGTCTCATTGAAGAGTACCCACAAACTACGATGGAAGCAGTAAAGGCAGACTTGAACAAGTACTTCCTTACTGGTGTCAGCCGTGGTCTCGTGTTCACTACTTCTGAGTTGAAAGGATTCCTGACTTTGAACGGTCAAGTTTCTGATGGTATCGGAACTGGTGTGGCCCACGGTCTCATTGACTTCCGTACGATTGCGGAACAAGATTTAGATGGTGACCTTGTGCAGAACGTTACGAAGAACAGTGCGATCTCTCACTTCAACCAGTTTGAAGATGTTACGAGTGGCGCGTTTTCTACTGACGGTCTTCACCCAC